TGCCTCAGAAGTCAGGATCATTGACTTCATCGAGGACTCTCATCGAACCATTGACAGCTATGTCATGGAGATCGAGTCGAGAAAATGGAGATGGGGAACAGACTTCATCCCGCACGATGGAGCAAACAAGAACTTCCAGACCGGTAAGTCCACCCAGAACCTGCTAGAAACGCTTGGAAGGCGAGTTACCGTACTGCCAAGGGGTAACCCAGAGGAAGGCATCAGAATCGCCAGGATGGTCTTTCCAAGGGCTTATTTCGACGCTGACAAGACGATGGAACTGGTCAACCATCTAAAACGGTATCGCAGGGCTATCAATCAGGTCACGCAGGAGGCTGGTGCGCCATTGCATGATGAGCATTCTCATGCCGCTGATGCGTGGCGTTATCTTGCAGAGTCACTGGAAATGATGTCCAATGACGATTGGGGTAAACCGATTAAACATAGTGCAAAATGGGTGGTTTGATGCTAGTTCCGCAGGGAAACATCGTTCTACGTCGAGATTTTGACCAAACCATTCACGAATTGCGTGAGCGCATTCGCCAGTTGGAGCAGGAGATTGCTGCGCTGAAACAGGCAGATCCTCCACCGAAACGGCAATACACTCGCAGGGCAGAGGTGCAAAATGGATGAAGGTAGACTTAAAGGCATTCTGTCGTCTGAGATCGATGACGCTATTGGCTATCTCGACACAGAGACTTCCGCTGAACGCGCTAAAGCGATGGATTACTACCTCCGCAAGCCTTACGGAAACGAGGTAGAAGGTCGATCACAGATCATCACCGCAGAGGTTGCAGAGGCTGTAGACGGTGCTTTGCCAGATCTGATCCGGGTGTTCACTCGCGCTGACGACATCATCCAGTATGAGCCTGTTGGCCCAGGTGATGAGGAAGGTGCGAAGCAAGCAACTGATTACGCAAACTGGGTGTTCTACAAGCAAAACCCAGGTTTCACCATCCTGCATCATTGGTTCAAGGATGCACTGCTTCAGAAGACCGGGACAGTCAAAGCGTATTGGGATGAGAAGCTGGATGTGATTGAGGAGGTTTACAAGAACCTCTCAGAGATCGAGCTTGCACTGTTGCTGGCAGACGGAACCCGACAGGTTGTTGCAGAGCAGATCGAGGAAGTCGAGGTTGATGGTCAAGTCACGCAGACTCGCAGTGTTGTTGTCCAGAAGCGCAACAAGATCGGTCGAGTTGTCGTTGAGAACGTACCTCCGGAAGAGTTGATCGTCAGCAAGAAGGCTAGAACCGTCCAGGATGCGCCATTCCTGGCTCACCGGACTCTGGTTCCCAGGTCGATCCTGATCCAGATGGGGTTTGACAAGGAGATCGTTGACGGTCTGCCGGCATTCAACAGCCTAGACTTCACCGAGGAGCGTCTTGCTCGATACACACCGGGAGAAGAGCCTTTCGAGGTTACCTCGCTGGATGAGTCGATGCAGGAGGTCGAGGTTTTCGAGTGCTACATCTATGTGGACTATGACGGTGACGGTCTAGCTGAGTTGCGTAAGATTTTCTACAGCAACAACCAGATCTTGAGCAACGAGAAGACGGACTATGTTCCGTTCCATGTTATTTGCCCGATCCCGATCCCGCACAAGTTCTTTGGTCAGTCGCTGGCAGACAGGACGATTGATCTGCAACTGATCAAGTCGACTCTGGTGCGTCAGTCGCTGGATAACCTGTATCTGTCGAACAATGCTCGGATGGGTGTGGTCGAGGGTCAGGTCAACATCGATGACTTGCTCAATGTGACTCCGGGTGGTGTCGTCAGGATGAAAAGTCCTGGTGCGATGACTCCGATCACGGTTCCATCCATCGGTGATCAAATCTTCCCGATGATGGGCTATTTCGATCAGGTTCAGCAGAAACGGACTGGTGTATCAGATGCTCAACAGGGACTCGATCCAAACATCCTGCAAAACGTCACTGCTGCTGCTGTTGCTGCGGTAACCAACGCTGCTCAAGGCAAGATTGAACTGATCGCTAGGATCTTTGCTGAGACTGGCGTTAAATCGCTGTTCAAGGGCATTTTGCACTTGCTCTGCAAGTACCAGGACAAGCAAGTTCTGCTTCGTATGCGAGGCAAGTTTGTGCCGATGGATCCGCGAGAGTGGAGCAATCAGTACGATGTCAGCATTCGGGTTGGTCTTGGGACTGGTACGAAGCAAGAACAGATGGCAATGCTCCAGATGGTTTTGGCCAAACAGGAGCAGATCCTACAGTTGGCAGGGCCGGCTAACCCGTTGGTCAGTCTCGGGCAGTATCGGGCGACTCTTGGCAGGTTTGTTGAGGCTGCTGGATTCAAGGACTCAACTGAGTTCTTCCGGGACATCACTCCAGAACAGGATCAGCAACTGTCCAATCCTCCTCCTCAGCAACCGCAACCCAATCCTGCTGTCGATGCCATGATTGCTCAGGCTCAAGCACAGATCCAGATCGAGCAGCAGAAAGCAATGGCAGCAATCGAGACTCAACGGATGAAGGCTCAAGCCGATATTCAGCTTGCCAGGGAAAAGGCTGCTGCTGAACTCCAGTTGAAGCAACAAGAGTTTGAGGCAGAGGCACAGTTGAAAGCTGCCAAGATCGGCGCGGGTATTAGTGCGAACGTGGAAATCCCAGGATGAGTCCAGATCGCGCAGCTAATCTGCTCCGGGATGATGAGTTTGTCAGGGAACTGGAAAGCCTGAAACAAGGGTTTGTTGACAGGATTGTTAACTCTAGTGATCACGAGGTTGACGCTAGAGAAAATTCCTATAGAATGATTCGCGCAATAGATTTGATCAAAAGTCATTTCCAAGCGATTGCCGATACGACTGAGATCAGGTCTAAACGATGGAAAATTTTGTGAGGGTTTGAATGGACACGACTCCGCAAGGAAGTGGACAGCTTGATGTAAACAGTGGCGCTGCCGCAATTCTTGGATTGATGGGCGATGCTGAGGCTCCACAAGCCGACCAGCAGGAACCGCAGGAAGAGGTTGTAGAGCAGGAGCAGGAACAGACTGAGCAGGTTGAGGAAACTCCGCGCTACCGGGTGAAAGCAGCCGGTGAGGAACGCGAGGTTACTCTGGATGAACTGATCAAGTCTTACCAGCTTGGCACGGATTACACTCAGAAAACCCAATCGCTAGCGGAACAGCGGAAGGCTCTGGAAGCAGAGAGACAGGCTGTCGAGCAAGCGAAAGCTCTCCGAGACCAGTATGCAGAGCGTCTGCAAGCTATTCAGCAGGTGCTGGCAGAACAGTCGAAGGGCGAGAACCTTGAGGCATTGAAAGAATCTGATCCAATCGGATATGCGGTCAAGGTCGCAGAGTTACAGCAGCGCCGAGAGCAACTAGCAGCAGTCCAAGCTGAACAGCAACGAATTGCCTACCAGCAACAATCGGAGCATCAGCAGAGACTTGCAAGCATCGTTGCCGAGGAACAGCAGAAGCTGGCTCAAGCGATCCCTGAGTTTGCAGATCCACAGAAGGGTGAAACGGTTAGAGGCGAGATCAGGGCTTACGCCAAACAACTCGGTTTCACGGATCAGGAACTTGCCCAGGTCTACGATTCACGCGCTGTATTGACTCTCTGGAAGGCGGCTCAATACGACAAACTTCTGTCTCAGAAGCCGGGTGTCCAGAAGAAGGTTGCGGAAGCTCCGAAAGTGTTGAAACCGGGAACCAGTAGGCCGGTGAACACAGAGGAGATGGCAATCAGGGATCAGCGCAAAGTCCTGAAAAAGACCGGCAAAGCGCGAGACGCTGCTGCCATTTTTGAACGATTCCTGTAAGGATTTTGAAATGAGCACTTTTACCGCACACAGCGCAATCGGTATGCGCGAAGATTTGATTGATGTTATCTACGACATCAGTCCGACCGAAACCCCGATCCTGTCCACCCTGGCTCGTACCAAAGCGACTGCTGTTTACCACGAATGGCAAAGCGATTCGCTGGCTGCTGCTACGACTGCAAACGCTGCGGTTGAGGGCGCTGATGCTGTTGCTACCACGATCAGCCCGACTGTTCGTCTTGGAAATTATACGCAAATTGTACAGAAGACAATTTCCATCTCGAACACCCTCGAGGCCGTGAACAAGGCTGGCCGGAAGTCGGAGAAGGCGTATCAGCTTTCTAAGGCTGCGTCGGAACTGAAGCGCGACATGGAAACCATCATCACTGCCAACCAAGGGCAGACTGCTGGCTCTTCCACCACCGCTCGGAAACTCGGTGCGATTCTGTCCTGGCTGAAGACCAACACTTCCGCTGGTACGTCTGGCACTGATCCGACGACGATTGGTGTTTCGACTCGCTCGGACGGTGCTACCCGGACTTTCACCGAGACGCTGCTGAAAGATGTTGTTGCCGAGGTGTTTGTTTCGGGTGGCAATCCGAAACTGCTGGTGGTCAACAGTGGTCTGAAGCAGAAGGTGTCGAGTTTCGCTGGTATCGCTGCTCAGCGTTACATGGCTCCTGGTGATCAGCCGACGACAATTATTGGGGCGGCTGATGTCTACATGAGCGACTTTGGTACGCTGTCGGTCACCCCGGATCGCTTCATGCGGACTCGTGACGCGCTGCTGCTCGATCCTGAGTATGCTGCGATTGCGTATCTGCGTCCGTTTGCGACGAATGATCTGGCGAAGACCGGCGATGCTGAGAAAACCCAGCTTCTCGCTGAGTTCACGCTGGAGATGCGGAACGAGGCAGCTCATGGCGGGTGCTTCGATCTTAATCCAGCTCTGTAATTGACCGTGTGCTGATAGCGTGATAAGGTACTCCTGTCGAAAGATGGGAGTACCTTTCATGTTTTGTATTGTCAAAGGTTGTAGTCAACCGAAAAAGTCTCTGGGGTTCTGCCAAAAGCATTATCAGAGAGTTAAGAAGTACGGCAGTCCAGAAACTAGAAAGTGGTCTCAAGCGCCACTAGAAGAGCGATTCTGGATGAGAGTTGATAAGCGTAGTCCAGAAGAATGTTGGGAATGGACTGGTCAAAAGATGCCAAACGGTTACGGCAGAATCAGTCTAGGCAAGAAGTCTGAAGGTGCTGAAGGTGTGCATAGGGTCAGTTGGTTGTTGGCTAACAAAGGCCAAACAATTCCAGTTGGAATGCACATCATGCACAGTTGCGACAATCCTGGCTGCGTTAACCCGTCTCATCTATCGCTTGGAACACCGAAAGAAAACACACAGGACATGATCCGCAAGGGCAGGAAGCGTGTTGTTGCTCCAGTCGGCGAGGGAAATGGCAAGTCGCTGATCAATGCTGAAATCGTGCGGCAGATCAAGCAAAGCACAGACAGTCACGCTGCTTTGGCAAGACGATTTAATGTGTCTCCAAATTGCATCAGGGGTGTGCGGATAGGTAGGACTTGGAGTCATGTGACATGAAAGACTTATTCAGTATCAGTGAGACTCGCTACACGGTAGCGACACTGCAAGACGATCAAGTAATCCTGACCACTAAGCAGGATGTGTCTGAGATCGTGGAAGCCAATAAGCGACAGGTCAACGCTGCAACCAAGAAGGTTGACAGTGTTATGACCCATGTTGCCAGGATTCCAAACACGGTGATTGATGTCCTCAACAAGATGGGCATCATGCGTGGATTCATGGTGACAGACGAAAAACGATTTAAGGCTTGGTTGAATGACCCTGATAACCGAGTCTGGAGGACTTACCCAGGAAGCGTTTAAGGAGGAGCATGAAGGTTGCAATCTGTGTCCCATGTCGGGACGAGGTGATGAGCGGATTCTGTTTTGACCTTGCAAGATTGGTCGGATACGAGGCAAAACGGGGTCAGAACGAAATACAACTGTTGCAGATGCCAGGAACGCTGATCTTCACTCAGCGGGAGAAACTGGCTCAAGAGGCTCTAGAGTGGGGAGCAGATCAAGTTCTGTGGATTGACTCTGATCAGCGGTTCCCTGCTGATACGCTGGAGATCCTGCAATCCAGGAATGTGTCGATCTGTGGAGTGAATGCCACGACCCGCAGAGAACCGATTCTGCCGACTGCGTTGAATCTCAAGATCGAGCGTGAAATGCTCAATGGCAAGCCTACTGGTGAGCCATATCAGGTCTGGCACAAGGTTGAAAGCAGGGGCAAGAAGGGTATAGAACAGGTGACCGCTGTGGGTTTTGCGGTTACACTAGTCAACAGGGAAGTCTTTGAAAAGATTCCAAAGCCTTGGTTTGATGTCATCTGGACTGACCACGGCAATGTCATCGGTGAGGATGTTACGTTCTGCGTCCGGTGCATGGAGAATGACATTCCGGTGTATGTTGACCATGAACTGTCAATGCACATCGGACACATTGGCGTCAAGACCTTTGGATGGGATGACGTAAAGCATGGCCCTAGCAACCTACAGCGACCTGAAAACAGCAGTCGCAAACTATCTCGCAAGAAGCGATCTAAGTAGCCAGATCCCTGACTTTATCCGGCTGGCTGAGATCCGTCTGCGGAGGCAGCTTCGCATCCGCGAGATGCTAAAGCTGTCTAGCACGACGATGACTGGTGGTGATAGCA